CTGAAGGATATAGTAAAGCTAGACTTGATATTATTGATGAATTAACCCATGGTACGTAATGGCACATCCTTGGCAACATGCAAAATTTAAAAAATAAGTTATGAAAGCAAGTGAATTTAGGATTGGGAATTGGATATATATTCCACAAACAAAAACTAATGAACAAATTGGAAGTATAGAAGAAAACGGAAGATTTACAACTAAAAATTATAAGTCATCTTATTCATCAATTGAATGTTTAGAACCAATCCCACTAACTGAAGAATGGTTGTTGAAGTTTGGGTTTAAAAACAATAGATTAGGTTTATTTGATTGCATTAAAGTAGTTGAGGATATTGGGTTTCATATTTCTTTTATACAAAGACACTTAAAAGAAGTACAGTATGTTCACCAACTTCAAAACCTATACTTTGCATTAACAGGTGAAGAACTAACTATTTTATCTTGATTGTTTGTTTATATGATTATTTAGTTGTACATTTATAATGTATATAATTATAATCTTATGAGTAAATTTAAAAGAACAATGGTTTTTACTTCAGGAGAAGTTCTAAAAACTGCAAAAGGTGTATTAACAGATTGGACATTTATTAGTGAAGCACATTCTAATGCTATTTCAGGCAGAAGATATGTAAATGCTAAATGTAAATGTGGAAGAGAAAAAGTTATTTGTTTAAATAATGTAAGATCTGGAACTAGTTCTTCATGTGGATTATCTCCTTGTAGGGGAACTGAAAGAGAAAAAGATATAGAAGTAGGTTATAAAGCTATTTTGTATGTTTATAGAAAGCATGCAAAAGATAGAGGATTTACTTTTGATCTTGATTATGATTATTTCAAAGAACTTACAAAAGGTAATTGCTTTTACTGTGGTGTTGAACCCTTGCAGATTTATCAATTAAAAAATCCTAAAACAGGAAAAATTAGATCAGGTGTACCAATTGTTTATAATGGTATTGATAGAGTTGATTCTACTAAAGGTTATTTTAATGAGAATGTAGTAAGCTGTTGCAAAGTATGTAACAGAGCAAAAAGTAATTTATCTCTTGATGAGTTTAAAGAATGGGTAAATAAAGTTTATTTAAAAACAATTAAAACTGATTAAAATGGCTCATCCAATACAGCATGCTAAGTCAGCAGCAAAGAGATTTGGCGGAAAATGGGAAGATTACATAGCTATTGAGGAGTGGTTTGATGCTACTAAAGCTTGGATAGGTCATAGTAAACACAGAATGTTTAGACACCATAGTGAGGGTATATTTGAATGTGAAAAAATATTTGGTGTAAGTTTTATTAACTCTGATGGTAGAACTGTATACACTAGATATGTCGGGGAACAGCATGTAAAAGAAGATTGCTTTGGTTATATACCAAGTGCTAAAGAATGGGTGGATCATGTTAATGATAAAACTCCACCAGAATGGATGATTAGAACAATTAAAATTGAAGACTGATGAGTAAAGAAATTTTTGATAAAGAGGAGACTAAAAACATATTGAATATGTTAAAGTCACCGGATGAAAGTAATATGATAGTTGGTTTAACAGCACTAGAAAATTCTGATTTAAAAAATTATCATGGTGAACTGTTAGTACTATTTAAGTATAGTAAATTGAGTAAAGATCTATGGGAAATCAATTGTCCAAAAGGATGGAAGATACTAAAAAAGTACATTACAAATGAAACTTCAGCATTAATGTTAAGTAGTGGTAAATGTTTATCATTACTTACTTCTCATAATACTAGCAGGGCATCTAAAGAATTATATTTAGAATGTTTTGTTGCAGATATGGTTGAGTTTTTAGGAGACATTGGTCACCCTACTGATAAATTTATTATTGACATTAAACTTAAAGATTAATGACTAGAGATGACTCATTGTGGAAAGCAGGTAAAGATTTAATGCTTAAAGAACCATTTTATGGTATATTTTTGATTAAATTGAATAAAATTTGGAGTACTAGAGTACCTACTGCAGGTGTTAGTAAAGTTGATATTAATTATCAACTTGATATTAATGAAAATTTTTGGAATAGTTTAAGTGAAAATCATAGACTTGGTTTACTTAAACATGAGTTATTGCATATAGCATTTGGTCACTTATCTACTTTCTTTAAGTTTAGTGACAAAAGAAGAGCTAATGTAGCAATGGACATGGAAATAAACCAGTATATTGCTAAAGGATTATTACCAGGAGATGATTATACTAAAGAAGAGTTTGACAATTTAGTAGCTAGTGTTAAAGCAGAAGTAGAAGCTGCTATGAACAACAATGCTACAGAAGAAGAAATAGCTCTTTTAAATAGTAAAATTCCTCCTAGAGGTATCATGTTTGAAGATTATATTGATCAAAATTGGGATGCTAAAGCAGGTTGTAGATATTATTATGACAAGTTAAAAGAAGCTCAAGATCAAAAAGATAAAAATGGTACTACTGGTAATGATGCACTTGATGAATTACTGGATAATATAAAAAATGGTGATACACCAGATCATAGTACTTGGGAAGACTTTGAAGACCTAAGTGAAGCTGAACAAAAGTTATTAGATAAACAAGTACAGAAAATTTTATCTGATTCTAAAGAACAGACACTTAGAAAAAGAGGTACAGTTCCCGGTGAAATTGAAGCTGTAATAGAAATAGAAGAGCTTTTACCTCCAAAGTTTGATTGGAGAGGATATATTAGAAGATTTACTGGGGTTAGTACTAAAGTGTATACTAAAAAAATTAGGAGAAAAGAAAACAGAAGGTTTACTGATAATCCTGGTTTGAAAATAAAAATGAAACAGCATATGTTACTTGCTATTGATACTTCAGGTTCTGTAAGAGATTCTGAACTCAAAGAGTTTATGAATGAAATAAATCATATACATAAAGCAGGAGTAGACATTACTATTATTCAATGTGATACTAAGATTAGATCTATTGAATCTTATAGAGGTGGTGATGACATAGAAGTTCATGGTAGAGGTGGGACCGAGTTTGATCCTGTCCTAGAATATTATAATGAGAATCTTAGAAAGTATACTAGTTTGGTATATTTTACTGATGGAGAATGCTCAACATCTGTAAGACCAAAGTCAAATGTTCTTTGGGTCTTGTCAGAAGAATCTGAATTAAATGAAGATTTACCAGGTAAAGTAATAAAATTGGAGTTATGACATTGCAAGAATTACGAACATTTATAAATAAATCCACAAAGGATAATCCGGAAATAAAGTTTGATATACTTGACTTTTATTCACTGTGTATAAGTGAGATAGAAGAAGGTGGTAGTGAGATGCATGAAGTAGAATTATGCGTGAATAGTATTGAAGAATTAATTAAAGAAAACAAAAACTAAGAATTATGTCAAGAAAAGCAGAAAACAAACAAGTATTTTTGAATGTAGATGAAATGAAAGATTTCATCAAACACATGGTGAAAAATAATCAGCATATCCAAGGTCAAGGAAAAGTTCCAGTGGCTATCAACATTGAAGGTGATGCTGGGCTTAATTCAAAATAAATGTATATCTTTGTAACATGAAGAGATTAATTTCAGAATGTTTACACAAAGACTTAAACCAAAAGTGTGGTATTTACAAAATTGCTTGTAATGATCACAGTTATATTGGAAGCAGTATTAATATTTATTATAGGTTGAAAAGACATATATGTGATTTGCTAAAGAACAAACATGCAAATAAGTATATGCAAAATGCTTTTAATAAATATGGGAAGGATAGTTTTGAATTTGAAGTTATAGAAGAATGTAGTAAAGCAGTTTTAATTAAGACTGAAGCTTATTATATACAATCTATGAGTCCAGATTTAAACTTTATTCAAGATCCTGTTGCAGTTATACATAGTAATGAAACATTACTTAAAATTTCTGTAGCTCTAAAAGAAGCTTATGCTTCTAAAAGAATAAAGAATCCTATATCCAAAACTGTTCATCAGTATAACATAAATGGTTTTTACCTTAAATCTTATGAATCTTGTGCTGAAGCAGAAAAACAATTAAACTTACCAAAAGGTAAAGTTTCAAAAGTTGCTTCAGGAAAAGGTTTTTCTTGTAAGAATTATAGATGGAGTTATGAATTAAAAGATAAACTAGAAGAGTCTTCTATTAAACCAGATAAGACTAAGAAAGTTTATGTATTTGATGAAAACAACAACTTAGTTCAAGAATGGCAAAGAGTTGCAAATGTAGCTAGTAATCTAGGCATTAGTCAATCTGCAATGTCAATAAGAATTAAGAAAGGTAATTACTATGATGGTTTAAGATATACATTTTACCCAGGTCCAGGGTAAAAATTGGGTGAATTGCTGGGAGTTCCTAAAGCTTTGTTAGCTACAACATAACTGGAAACGGTAAGTGTGAATGCTTGAAAATAACAAAGATGTCCTAATGGATAATCAGCAGCCAAGTCTAGACTTAAATGGTTTGGAAAGGTTCAACGACTAGGTATTGAAACTATAGAAATGTAGAATATAATATACCCAAGAGTGCCCAACACTAGAAATAGTGAAGATATAGTCTGAACTATAGTGAAAGCTATAGAAACAAGGATAAAGAGCCTTGTGATAACAAAATGTGGTAAAACTTCAGCTATCATGCAGTTAGGTAAAGAACTTAATATGCAAGTTGTAAAGTTAAACTTATCTCAATTAGAAGAGTTAGGTGATCTTGTTGGTTTTCCTGTAAAAGAATTTGAAATTCAGAATGCTGAAGGTAAAACTACTTGGATTAATGAGCATCAAATTGATGCTGCTATTAAGAAAGGGTATAAGTTAATAGGAAAAAGAATGTCACATGCAGCTCCTGAATGGATTCAAGGTAGAGGTGAAGGTGGTTTCTTAATTCTTGATGACTATACCCGTGCGGATCACCGCTTTATGCAAGCAACAATGGAGATTCTTGACCGTCAAGAATATGTTTCTTGGAAGTTACCAAAGAACTGGCATGTAATCTTAACTACTAACCCAGATAATGGTGACTATAATGTTACCAGTCTTGACATTGCTCAAAAGACCAGATTTATTTCTATAGGACTGAAATTTGACAAAGATGTATGGGCTAGATGGGCAGAGTCTGCAAACATAGATGGTAGATGTATCAACTTTGTATTGATGCACCCTGAGTTAATTACTCAGAATGTCAATCCAAGAGCTATTACTACTTTCTTTAATGCTATTAGTTCATTTGATAACTTCTCTCAGAACTTACCAATGATTCAAATGATTGGTGAAGGTTCTGTTGGTGTAGATTTTAGTTCTATGTTTACTATGTTCATTAATAATAAGTTGGATAAGATTTTATCTCCAGAAGATATTATTAATAAAGATGAAGCATATGTACTTGGAGCATTAAAATCTGCTGTAGGAGAAGGTGATGAATTTAGAGCAGATATATCTAGTGTAATTGCAACCCGTATAATTAACTATTCATTAGTACATGCTGAAACTAAACCAGTTCCGGATACTATGGTGCAAAGACTAGTTAAATTGACTACAGATTGTCAAGCATTTAATGATGACTTGAAGTATTATATCATTAAAGAAATTGTTAATGGTAACAAGCTTAAGTTTTCTAAACTTATGATGAACAGTGATGTAGTCAAAATGGCCGTTAAATAATTATTCACAGGGGGTCTTAGGATCCCCTTTTTTATCTTATTATGTTACAAAATATTTTATTTTTTAAGTCTGATATGGGATATTGGGCTGACTCTTTTCAAGATGTAGGTTACCCTGTATCTTATAATGTAAATCTTATAGAAGGTTCACTTAATCAAAAAGATATTATTAATATTTCTTCTGATTATTATGTTCCATCTAAAGGTGATAGCATCTATTTTCTTCCTAAAGTAAATATACCTAGAGTTAAGTTTAGACTTTTTTGTGAAGCAAATCTTGTCAAGAATGTTAGAGATGTATCTAATGCTAATATTATTATTGGTTCTAACTCTAGCATTAATGAAATGGTTAGTGAATCATATGAATATCTAATTAAAACTGAAAAGTTAAGAGAATTTATGCAATTACCTGATGCTCAAAAATATATAGATGAAAAATCTATAGAAAGCATCAGAACTGCTTTAGAGTTTTATACTGAAGAACAAGTTTTTGTAGATAGAGCTACAAGCCGTATTGTATATGGTTATTTAAATATAGATGAAAGTGTTACTGCTAGAGTATTTTATAGTATTTCAGAAGAATATACTGATATTTATGATGATGTGAAATCATCTAAAATATATAGTGAAAATTCTATTATTGATCAAATTAATGGTGACAATGCTGCAGTAATTAATGTTGATATGTATGAGCAGTTAAAAACTATGTTTGCTAGTAGT